CAGGATTTTGCGACGCAGACGAGTTTCAAAAATTCCCCGACACGCGAAGACATACTGTCGACGAATTGCGTGATTCACTCGATAAGCGGTTTTTGACGATATATCGATATCGTCGGTCCGCTGTAATTGTTAAAACCTCGACGAATACCTAAATCCGAAACAATGCCGAACACATACGAAATAATCCTGACCGACGTCGGTCGGACTCGATCCCTTGACGAAAATTCACGACAGCTAATTTTCACCCTGTCGAAAATCATTGACGAAGAAAAGACGCTGCAGGACATCGTCGACCGCGAAGGGATGACCTATCCCGTCACAGGTGACAAAGGACAGAATTACATTAAGGTCCGTCCTGAATATGACCAGTTGCAGAAACTGCGCGACAAAAAGCGCGCATACATCGCCGCGATCGGCGTCAGCGAAGGGGACGTCATGAATTCAGATTTCAGCTGATGGGACTGCGCAATCCTGAAAAATTCTGTCCGGTCTCGCGACAGTTGAACATTCACACGCGCGGACGGTACATCATGGACGTCGATCACTTTATCGTCAATTACGCGCGCGGTTTCGTCTGTCACGTCGAGTCGAAGCGATGGACGGAACGCGCTATCGATCCGAAACAGATCGCGACGATCCGGATGATCGCGGACGTCTGGTCGCGCAGTGACGGGATCTTTCGCGACTATGACGACGGATTCAGCATTCACAGACATTCGCTGACCTATCGCGGATATTACATCCTTCGCTGCGGGGACGAAGAGGTCACGAACGCCGACCCGTACGAACTGATGATCATTCGCAGAAATGAGATCGTCGAGATGAACGGCGACAGCGGCGCGGCGATCATTATCCACGACATCGCCAGGGGCGCGATCTGATGGACGTCGTCGAAGTTGTCCGGCGCCAGTATAACGGCGAACTGTACGAAGTGACGATTTACGAATGCCGTCAAGTGATGCCGTGGGGGACCGATCCCTGCAGTTTCAGGGTCGCGAAATGGCGAAAGATCGAATCGAATCAACTCGAATTATTTACTGATGCCATTTGACACAGACAAGGCAGATCGCGCGGTCCGATGGATTGAAACGTACTGCAGTCACGTCAAGGGCGGGAAAGGCGGACAGCCGTTCATCTTGGAACAATGGCAAAAAGACGACATCATTCGACCGTTGTTCGGTACGGTCAACGAGGACGGGACGCGTCAGTATCGATTCGCATATATCGAGGTCCCGAGAAAAAATGGCAAATCGACCCTTTGCGCGGCGCTGGCGCTTTATCTCTTATGCGCAGACGGCGAACCTGGCGCCGAAATAATCAGCGCAGCGGGGGACCGCAATCAGGCGCGAATCGTGTTCGAAGTTGCGCAGGGGATGATCCGTCAGAATAGGGATCTGTCGGGTCGACTGGCGCTGCGTCAGTACGGAATTAAATACGGTTCGAATTGGTATAAGGCGGTCAGCGCCGAAGCGAACACGAAACACGGATTCAATGCACACGCGGTTATATATGACGAACTGCACACGGCGCCGAATCGCGAGTTATTCGATGTCTTGCGAAGTAGCGTCGGCGCGCGTGATCAGCCTTTATTCATGGCAATCACGACAGCAGGACATGATGTGAACTCTATCTGTTTCGAGGTTCACGAATACGCGCGCAAAGTCCGCGACGGCGAAGTCCAGGACCCGACTTTCCTTCCTGTCCTGTACGCAGCCGACCGCGATGACGATTGGACTGATCCGGCGACATGGGCGAAGGCGAATCCAGGTTTCGGTTCAATCTGCAAACGTGAGTATTTTGAACAGGAAGTCGCGCGCTGTAAAGCGAATCCGCGACAGGTGAATACGTTCCTTCGATTACACCTGAACATTTGGACCGCTAGCGAGTCGCGATGGCTGACGGACGAAGAGTTCATGAGGGGCGCCGAACAGCTGGACGAAGCGGTCCTGTCCTCGTTGCCTTGTTATATGGGACTCGATCTATCGTCGACGAAGGATCTGACCGCGGTCGCGTTCATGTGGCATGACGAAAGGCGGGACGTAATGTATTTACGTTGTCATCACTTCGTACCCGAAGACAAGGCGCGCAGCAGGACGCAATCCGGCGGCGTGGATTATTACACCTTCGAACGACTTGGATACGTGACAATCACCGAAGGCAACGTCACAGACATGATCGCGGTCCGCGAATACATACAACGCGAGGCGAATCGCTACAATGTGCAGGCGCTGGCGTTCGACCGATGGATCAGTCACCTGGTCGTTCCGTTCCTGGACGGTATCGATTGCGAACCATTCGGACAGGGTTACGCGTCGATGTCGTTCCCGACGAAGGAATTCGAACGACTCACCTGTCAGGGACGAATTATTCACGGGGGACACGACGTTATCCGATGGCAGATCGGCTGCGTCCAGCTGTCGCGTGATGAGGCGGATAATGTCAAGATTACAAAAAAGAAACTGTCAGAATCGAACAAGGTTGACGGCGTCGTCGCTTCGGTGATGGCGCTCGGAATCTTGTTACATCGTGCGCAGGATACCGATCCGCTGCTGGAAATTGTCAACTTGTGACGGTTAGACGTGGCATTGTTAAGGTTAAGCGAACGCGGGGCGAAACGTCGTCCCGCGTTTATTACTTGCAGCGATGGCGAATCTTATTACAAGGACGCGCGACATACTATTCCGGCGCAGCGAAAAGCGCGCGCGGATCGGTCTTGACAATCACGCCAGCGTATTATCTGCGCTGAACCTATTCACGCAGACCAAAGCGGGCGCCAACGTGACGCCGGCGTCGGCTCTATCGATTTCGACTGTCTACGCCTGCGCCGCGAAAATTGCGTCCACGATGGCGCAGCTGAACCTAGATCTGATTCGGACGTCCGGTCGCAGTCGCGAGACCGTTCGAATCCATCCCGCGCAGTACGTGACCAGTCGTCAACCGAATTCGCTGACGACGCCTTTCGAATTTTGGGAATCGATCATCGCGAACGCTGTACTTCGCGGCGTCGGATACGCGTATATCCAGCGCGACGGCAGCGGTCAGGTTCAGCTGATGCAAGTCGTCCCGAATGACAGCGTCGAACGAAAGGAACTGAACGGGGCGTACGTCTATAGGATCAACGACGATCAGACCGTATCACCCGACGATATGCTCGAAATCTGCAACCTTTATCGGATGTCACCGATTTCGCTGCATCGTGAAAATATCGGACTCGCGAAGGCGGCGCAGGATTACGGCGCGCAATATTTCGGAAACGGGGGACAGATGACAGGCGTCCTGTCATCAGATACGCCGCTGCGATCCGAACAGATGGAAATCATTCAAAAGTCCTGGTCGAACTCGATGTCGACCGCGGGAACAAAGCTGCTGCCGTTCGGCTTTAAATATGCGCGGATCGGGATCGCGCCGGACGAAGCGCAATTTATCGAGACGCGTCAATTCCAGGCGCAGGAAATCTGTCGAATGTTTGGCGTATCGCCTGCGCTGGTCGGACTCGAATCACAGACGACATATAACAATGTCGAACAGCAGTCACTGCAATTCGTTCGACATACGCTGACGCCGTGGGCGCGACGGATCGAACAGGAATTAGATAAAAAACTCTTGACGACGTTCGAACAGGACGAAATGAATTTTCGTTTCAGACTGTCGGATCTGCATCGCGGCGACAGCGCTACGCGCGCCGCGTACTATCAAACGATGCTGCAGTCGGGCGTGATGTCAATCAACGAGATACGCGAACAGGAAATGCTGAATCCGACAGCATCGGGCGACGTTCACCTGATCCAGGTCAACCAGTTCGATTTAACTCGCGTCGGTCAATACAGCGACGCAATCGCGGGAGCAAACACAGAAACCGAATCCAATGAATGAAGACAACGAACGCAGCGCAAAAGAGGCGCGCAAGAAATACGGTCAGGATATCGAGATCCGAACGCACGAAGTACGCGCGTCGGGTGATGAGATGGTCATCGAAGGATATGCGGCGGTCTTCAATCAAGAAACAGATATCGGACCCTTTCGCGAAATCATCGACCCGAACGCCTTCGACGGTCGTCTGGACGACGACGTTCGGCTATTGCTGAACCACGACGGCGCGCCGATGGCGCGGACGACGAACGGGACGCTCGAACTGTCGACCGATGATCACGGTTTACACTATCGCGCGCAGCTGGTCGATACGCAGCTGTCCCGCGATCTGTACGCAATGATCAAAAGGGGGGACATCAGTCAGAGTTCATTCGCGTTTACAATTCAGGACGAAGAAAGAGACACAAACGGCGCGCGCAGAATTAAGCGCGTTGGTTCGATATTGGACGTCAGTCCGACGACGTATCCCGCTTATCCAACGAGTACGGTATCGGCGCGAAAGAAATACGGTCGCCAGGACGAAGAAAAGAGAACACAACCCGAAGAGACGAAACAAATGAATCTCGAACTCACAATCAAAGACCTGTTGTCTGTCCGCGAAGACTATATGCAGCAGCGTCAGAAAATCAAAGACGTCGCGCTGTCAGAAAATCGCGACATGACGGACGTCGATGTCCGCGAATTGGAACGCCTCGCCGATGAGGTCGCAAAGTGTGACCGTCAGATAAAGGTGAAGCGCGAAGATGAAAAGCTGGCGCAATCGGCAATCCTGGCGGGCGGTCACAGTGCCAGTCGCAGCGAAGAGCGGGAACTTCAGAACATCGGTCAGAACTTCAGTCTGATCCGCGGTCTGCAGCAGGTGTACCGAAATAAGCCCTTGACAGGCGCCGAAGCGGAAATGACCGAAGAGGCGACGCGCGAAGCGTCAGCGTCCGGGATTCAGTTCCGGGGACAGCTGTCCATCCCTCAGAAGTTCCTGCGCGCGGTTGAACATCGCGCGGTTGGCGACTCCGGGGAACTGGCAACGTCCGGCACTGGCGGCGGCGGGAACATGATCCCGACGAACATCGCGCCAGCTATCGAGGCGCTGCGCGCGCAAACTGTCGCCGAACAACTCGGGACGACGGTCTTGACTGGATTGACAGGAACGACGAAGATCCCGCGCATCTCGGGGACGACGATTGCCGACAAAGCTGAAGGCGTCGCCGCTACGTCATCGCTGCAGACATTGGGCGCGACGACCTTATCGCCGCGTCGGGCGACTGCGTTTACAACGATAACCGAACAGTTGTTGCTGCAGGGCGGACAGGGAATCGAGGCGTT